ATTAGGGTACATACTTGTATCATTAATGCGGAAATTATAGGATTCGCCTTTACGTAAACCTTCACTTGTATAGATACCATGTATTTCATTAGTAGCAAACCGGTTAGTATGAACAACAATAGACCGGACTTTACGACCACTTACCGCTATATCTGTGGTATGGGTCTGACCAGCAACTAAAGGAGCTGGTATCTGATTTGTTGTAAGGATCAAATCCTCGTATGGAACTAGAAGACCGGTATCAGACATAACTTCCTTTGCGGTTTCATTCATAGTCACAGCGTCATAAGTAAGATAATCAGCTACCATTTGAACGGAATTCGGGTCAAGCTGAGCAACTGGGTTATAGGTAATGCCCCCCGGGTCAGGACGAGCAATATTGATAACACCTTCAGTAGTAGGGTTATTAAAAGTAAATTCAACACTAACCGGTTCATTAATAACAAATAGAGGCAACTGGATATTTCTCATAAGCGGGAAAATATCAGAGAGTTTTATCTGAAATTCTGCGGTTCTGCTTGAGTCATTTTCAAGAGTAGTAGCAAGATAATCAAGGCGGTTATTACCACTCTGAAATCCGTTTTTCATTTCAAGGGTAGCTGAAGCAGACTGAACAGAAGGGGCAAGACCGTCATTAGTACCATATTTTAAAAAGTGTTTACCTTCTTTTTCTTCCTGTGAAACAAAACAGCGTTTAATAACTTTATAATATGGATAATCTTGCACTTGACTAATAATCTTAGTTCCTATTTTAAGAGTAGCATTACGAATAACTGAGTGGATACCAGCACGAATAGGAAGAGTAACCCTTGAATTCATATCAGTATTAGGAGCAACAATTCTAAAGGTAAAAATAGATCCCGAATCAAGAACGCCCTTTTTCTCTAAAACAAATCTACAGAAATCCCTATTAACAACAACAGGGTCTAATATATTTGTTTCTACATTCATATTTTCAACAACAGCCATAGGTTTTAAATTTAAAGCCGAAGGCAAATCATTCAATCCGAGTTTCTTAGGTTGAGCAGACATTTATATTATTTATAAAGATAAAAAATTATAAATAAAAAAACATTAAAATTAAAATTAAAAAACGTTACAAAGTATTTATTTAGTTCTGAACCATAACTCCGCTCGGCGAATAAAGGAGTGTATTCTTGTTAAAGGTATATGTATAGATACTATTAGGACTATTACCATTTAGGGCGGATTTAATGCGAAGACTATAAGGCGTATCCTTAAAACTCACTCCGACTTTAGAAACATTATCAAAAGAAACCCCTATACCATATACTTTATTGTTTGCAACAACGTTACCTCCAGCGTCTAAGTCATTCTGATATAGACCCGATTCAGAAGATAGAGGGTATTCTGTTCTAGTCTGATAATTAAATTTAGAACCCTTATTCGTTTCTGTAAAGAGCGATTTTAGTGAATGATTATATTTCGGTATTGGTTTAATAGCATTAACAAAGTTCATATCTAAGTTAGAAATAGGGGTACTACTTGTATTAGGAACAGTTTCGTCTATTTCATAATCAATAGGGAAATTACGTCCACCTCGAGCATGTATAACTTCATTCACAGCCACGTCAACGCCATAGTTGTTATTCACAATATTTTTAAGGGCAGGGGTTCGAAGACTATCAAAGAGGTAGTTATTTATCTGTGTTGTAGGGACGAAATTATGTATAATAGATAGCGTATTACTTGTTCCTAGATTATATGTCTGAGTATGATCTGAAGCATTAATAACAGAGTAGATATTACCGACTGAATTGTAACTAAATGCTCCTGAGCTTGGGATTCCCATTTGTGACTGACTAGAACTATCAACATTAAGTAGTTCATAAGTAAGAGTTAAATCTCTGAGCTGATAGAAAGCTCCGCCGTTGGCTGTTGCGTCTGTATTAGATCCACGATCAAAATTATGCAAAAGCATATTATCAGGGGTTAATTCTAACTGAATAATAAGACCACGAACTCCGTTATTGCCTAGAGGGATAGGGGTATTACTATTAAGCAAACCGGTCAATAAAGGGATACAGAATCCAGTAGGGTTATTAAAAAAGTTACCGTGAACTCTGTGGTTAGATCCTTGAAGACCGAAACTTAAATGACTATCGAAGTCATTCTGCGACTGAGTAACTGGGACAACAGAGGCAAGGTATCTATTATAGTTTCTAATTGTTTCTAAAGTTTGGTTGTTTTCTTGGTTCATAATAGTAACCTGCTGGATTGCACCATGTACAGAAACTCTAGGGTTCATAGTGACTTGGCTACCAGCAGTTCCTTTAGAATTGTTATTATCTACGGCAACTCCCGCACCGTTACGAAGGATAATTTCTCCATTAAGTCTAATACTTGAAGCCTTAAGAAGTTTATTCTGATTTGGGATAACAAAACTCACAACTGGGTTACCGTTGCGAAAACTGTAGAGATTATCACTTGGGGGATTAAGTGGACTAATTTCAACTTGTTCACGATTTACAACTTGATACGACATTTATAATATTTATAAAGATAAAAAATTATAAATTAAAAAACATTAAAAACTAAAATAAATAAAAAAAAATCTTTAATTCATAACCATTACTCCATTTTGAGATACGTTAATCTGTCTACGTGATTGGATAAAGTGGAAGAAATCTTTATTAACTGTAGCACCTTCAAACTGCACCCTTAGGTTGAGGTCACCCTGCGTTAAATTATAGACCTGACCGTATTTACTAAATCCACGAGCTATAAAGAAGTTGTTACTTATATCATAAAGATTTCTAACAACAAGACCACAATTTACTAAAGATTTTTCAAGTTCATTAAGATATACTTGACCTACGCTTGAACCGGTGCTAGAAAGTCTAGCAAGGTCAACCGTCCTATTTGGGATAAGGTGTCCATTATGAATATACTGGTAATTCTGAGAACCGTCAAATTCTCCACGCCACGCCGAACATGTTAAAGTCCGTGCATTATTCCGACCGGTAGGTACAGAAAGTATACTATACGCCTTAGTCTGCGTTGAGGGTATCAACTGGTCAGTTGCACCATTAAGGGAAGATAGTTGGTGTCTATATGTGTTAAAAGTTCTATAGTCAAGAGTTAGACCGTTACTAGACTGAATTGCTTTCATAATATTACTTGTATATTCTACCGGTGGTATAACCTGATTCACAACCATTTCAACATTTTCCATACGGTATCCTAGAGCTTCATTAAATAGCTGGTTTGCGGTTGGAATATCAGCATAGTCAGAAGAAGTAAGAACTCTGAGGCGGTCTGCCTGTTTAACATAAACTCTAGAATCAACTGGGTAAGTAGTTCCTAGAGCAGTACCAGCGGTTCTATTCTGAATCATAGAAATTCTCAAATCTCCGTCACCGTCTTTATCTAAAGACTGAATAATACCTAACGTCTTTTCGCCAGTCCCGTTCGCTAGAGAAGCATAGAGAAGGTCACCCACCATAAAGGGATTAGAGTTATTCCCAGCATTAGCCCGAATTGCTCCTCTATCATTTGGAGCGTCTGCAGGTTGCCTTAGGTCAACATTAGAGGCAGAATCCGCCCCAGCCTTCGCTAGTGCCGTATCAAGTTCAACCTTAAGGGCAAAATGGGCATTTACGGTTTGAGTAGAACCGTCTGCTAACATACCGGCATTTCGCTCGGTAGATCCAGCTGCGTTATCCGCTGAACCATTAATAACACAAGCATTACGGACATTATCTAAGTCTAAAGTAAGTCTAAGTCCCTGAGTTGCTACAACTGGGAAAATTTTATTACTGCTGAGAATACCAGTATCTAAAGGTAGCATACATTCAACCGTTCTTTTTGCTGGATTTGTGGTAACTGGAGCTGCATTCCAGTCAGCAGGAGTATCATGGAATAATTGTTTTGAGTGGTCTGTTGAACGGTTCTGACCTTCATAATCTTCACGTTTATTCGAAATACTTTCATTAAAAGTATAACTCCATTTTTGAGCCACTAACATATTATAATTCTGAATTTCTTCTAAAGTGGCGGAAGAAGTACCGTCCTGAATACGAATATTTTCTATAAGACTGTGAGCTCCACAGCGTTCGTCGGGTTTCAGCATACCTCTACCAGTCATTCTAAGTTCACATTTTAAAAAAGTCTGTTGTGGGTTAATATATCCTAAATACTGAGGAATTAAAAATTTCATTTGTTTAGAAACATTATCAGACTGGTTATCACCATAGGGGACTTGAGCTTCAGGTTTTACGGCGATCACTTTGTTAGAAACATAATTAGAGGATTGCGTGGCTTTCAACATTATATATTA